GGGCGCAACATCGTCAGAGGTCGTCGAGGTGGTTGCCCCACGCTGCGCCGTGATGATGGTTCCCGCGGTTGCAGCGGACTTCCTGCGGGAGTTCGGAAACCTCTACAATGCTGTCGCGAAGGGGGTTCGGAACGGGGCTGCTGAGGTGATGCCGGAAGACGAAAGCGGGAGGCCAAATTGATCCTCGCCGGGCTCATCTACTTCGCCGGGCCTTACATCGTCATAGGGGCGATGGTGTGGCTTATGGTTTGGTTACTAACGGAGAAGTCCCCGCTCCGACGGCGGCCCCCGCCACGCCGCCAGTGATGGGGACGTTCAGGAGCCGTGGGTTCTTCCCAATTCGCCCGAGCATCCTCGCCGCAGGTGGCAACGCCATCGCCGCAGCGGTCATAGCATACGGCGGAGCCGTCGCCCCCAGCGACGCATCGTGGGCGTAGGACTCCGCGAGCTTCCCCGCCACGTACCCCACACTTCCCATCGAGGGGATTTCCGCCAAGTGTTGGATGTTCATCAACGGCGACGGCGGCTTCCCCGACGACGAGTGAAGCACCAGACGGTCGAACGGGTTCGGCACCAGCGCTTCTTGCGTCGCGCGGGGCAACTTGGCCCACTTCTCGGGCTGGTTTCGGAGGAACGCCGCGGCGACTTCGTTAGCGGCCTCGGGAACCTGAGCGCGAAGGTTCGCAATCTCGCTTGAGTCCTTCCGCATTCCACCCCACAGCGACTCAACGGCTTTGCCGCCCGCGACGGGGTCCTTCGTGGGATTTACGTCACTGGCGATTTTGCTGAGCATGTTGCCGGCGTGATACAGCGACGAGGCTTTGGCGTTGTAGTCCGCCCAATCGTCCCCTGCGCCATAACGCTCCATGGTATTCCCGATGTCCTGAGTGAGGGACTTGTACAATGCGGAGGATTGCGCCTCCGTCACCCCCTTCGGCATCAGCTTTGGGTTGGAGATCCATTCGCCCACCGCGCTCCGCAGATCCATCGTGTCCTGCAACGGAGCTTTGAACCCAATGACATTAGGTGTGGGTTTTTCGAACTTCGGCGGGTAAGCAGGCTCGGCCGGGCGAGTTGCGACGTCTTGTCGCGGGGTCGTAGATCCACTAGGAGCCTCATGCGGTGGCGGCGGGAAGTCATACGTCGGAATGTAATCCCCAACTTGGCGACTACCGGACATGTTTGGATCAACAGCCCCGACCGGAGGTCCCCCACGAAGTACCGTCGAAGGCAACTGCACCCGAGACGACTCAACTCCCGGCGGAACTCCCATCACTCCTGGAGTAGCCATTCGTTGCTGGAGTGGGTTTGTTTGGGAAGGAATGCTCCTGGCCGCAATTGGAGTTTCGTTTGGTGGAGCAAGTAATCCAGCCGCAGGGGAACTCAACGCACTAACAGGAGTAGGTGAAGCCCCTTCGAGACCTTTCGCAGGTCCTCCTTGTTTCTGTGGGGTTAAATCTTCGCTGGTGGTATTGATGATTGGCGAATTGTCATTACGAAGTGGCCCCGATGGGACCTTCTCCTTCAGGGGCGGATACTCCACAATCGGGTTGTTCCGCTGAGCGATGCTCTCAAACATCGCCTTCATCCGCGGCGGGAGGTCGGACACGAAAGCGTGCATCACGTCCTTGTACACGCCGCCCTGCCCTGACAACTCCCCCAACGTTCGCATTGTTTCGGTGTTATCTGTCGTTGCTTCTGCCAGCGGAACCTTCCCGAACATTGTCGTTCCATACGTTCCGTCACCGAGATTTCCGAATGCCTCACCCTTTAGAGCCTCGAGCTTTGCGTTTAGGCCACCCCTCCAATCCCGCACTTTCGCTTGCGCGACTTGACCCGCCTCGTCCGCGTTTGCGGAGTCGCCCAACTTCGCCGCAACGCCTTCGACGGGGTTGCCGCCGGCAAACCTATGTGCCGCGATCGCGGCAGTTGCCCCGATGGTCGCCTCGACCGCCGTTCGGACCCCCGGATCGAGCTTGTCGAGGTCGAGATTTCGCTCCGCTGCTTCGACGGTAACGCCAGGGATGGCACCGAGGATACCGGCTTCATGAAGCAACCTTGGAACCTCCGCAACGATTTCCTTTCCGCCAGCCTGAAGAAGCGCCGGAAGGCGGGAGATCGCTCCTCCGGCGAGCGCGGCGGTGCCGCCAGCGATAGCGGCACTTCCGTAAGCCTCCGCGGCATTTTGGGGCTGCGCGATCTTCCCGAGGTCCGGTGTCGGCAACGACGGGATCGTTCCGCTGAGGTCCTTCGGGGGATGCTGACCGGCCAAATATCCCGGGAGGTCCGAAGTCGTCATGATCTCCGGCAGCATCGGCGCGGTGTAACGATTGATAGCATCTGCGGCTTGGCCTGGGAAGTTGAGCAACCCCGTAACGCCCTGTGCCGCCGCTTGGAGCCCCATCGCGGGATAGTGTCCAAGGTCACCGAGGACGCGGCCGGCACTCCAGCCGGGGTCGGCGGGAGCCGAACTCGACGAAGCTGCCGACCCCGTCGAAGCCCCGCCGAGATGCGCCTTGATCTCGTCATCCGAGTACCCCGCAGCTCTCGCGGCGGCAATTCCGGATTGGATCTTCGCAATCTCCGCATCGGAGTGCCCAGCAGCACGAGCAGCATCGGCGTCGAAGTCGGCCATCTAACGAAGCTCCTACTTCGGGATTATTTGAAGAAACTCTCAATGGGGGGACGCTTCGCCCCTACGGTAGGTTCGCCGGTGCCACCTTTGAATCCCCGAGGCGACACCTCGCCGAGCGAGATTCCTTTTGGCGTCACGAGCTTCGCTTCGTCGAAGTCTTTATTGTACACACTCGGGAAGTCGGACACGTCGAGGCCCTCAACGGAGGGGTCCTTCCGAGCTAGGGCCTGTTTGAACTGGGTGAACTTCTGGCCCTGGTCGTATCCGACGAGCAACGTGTATCGCAAGTTCGACATGATCGTTGCGAGCGCTCGGGGATCCTGCGTTGCACCCATCATTTCGAGGTACCTGTCGACTTCTGACCGCATCACCCTGCCGGTGCCTTGTGCGTCAGCTTTGAGGGTCTGAACGCCAGCCCGTGAGACGAGGCTCTCAAACACCTGCTGCGCCGGCAACGACCCGTTGGAGATCTTCTGGATCGTTTCGTCTGTGATACCGCCAACCCCGGCATTACGGAGCCCTTGGGCGAGCTCGGCGAGCCCTTCGCGAATATCCGCGAACCCACCAGTTTGGAACTTCTCCAACTCTTGGACCATCAAGTCAACCCGCTTTGCCATCGTTGGAAGCGATTTCGCGTTATCGTTGACTTCTTCTTGGATGGCCCCGCCGAGTTCCCCGGTCTTCTTCATGAACTCCGCCGAAGCGAGCGAAGGTCCCATCACCACGGAAGCTTCGTTTGGAGGGCCCTTCGTGGGCTCCGGCATCGGAGCGGGTGCACCCGGCGAAGCGGAAGTCCCTTGAGGCTTTGCCGACGGAGGTCCGCCCATCAGGATGGGGCTCGCCGTGGCAGGCCCCGTTGCGGAGCCTCCGCCCGACAGAATCGCCGGAACTTCCTGGCCCTGCGGCCCAAGCAACTTCGTCGGAGTCGGCGGAAGTCCCGCTGCTTGTTGGCCTCCGATCTTTTGCGATTCCGCTTGTGCCAACGTCGGACCAGTTCCAATGACTGTAGCGTTGGTTCCTTCGGTGCCTCCGCCGCTTACGATAGCCTTGTTCACCTGTCCTTGCGGCCCTGTGACATCCATCGCAGTCGGAGCAATTCCTCCCGTCATCGCATACACCTTGTCGAGCGGAAGACCAAACGCGGACCCAAGGTTCCGGGTGTTCTCGATCACTTTCGCTTTCGCGGCCTCGGGCGAAAGCTCCGAAGTCCCTCCGATGAGGCTCTGTTTGATCGCGGGGTATGCTTTGGCGAGGTCGGCTTGGAGTTCCGGCGGATACGCCGCAGTAGCGACTTTGAACGCATTGTCGAACTTCGTTGGGTCGCCCCCGGTCGCGGCGAGGGCACCCGCGAGAGGCCCCATTCCCGCGTTGACCATTCGCTGATGAACCTCGGCGGTCTCCGCCTGGGCCTTCTGGATGTCAACCCCAGCGAGATTCATCGCACGGTAGTTTGACAACTCCGGGGTGACGAAAGGTCCGTAGGGCTGGGATGCAGCTTTGTTCACACGTTCCTCGGGGCTTAGCCCCTGCGCCGACCAAACCGCCATATCCTCCCCAAGCTGGCGTCGGGCTTGCATCTGTTGCTGGAACAACAAATTTGCGTTTTGCCGATTCCGCATCTCTGCGATTTCGGACATCATCCCAATCGCCGCGGAGGGATTTAAACCACCGCCGAGATTCGTGTCGACTACAGGATTCACGCCATCAGCCATCGAAGTAGGACCTTCTTACTGGAGGAGTGACGGAGCAGGGGTGTTTGGTTGGGGCGGCGGAGGCGGCGAAGCCCCACCAAGCACTGGCGAAGCGGATGGCGGCGCAGCGGGCATTCCTCCGGTCGCTTTCGCATGAACCTCAAGGATCTTATGCACCGCTGCAACTCCCAGTTGGTGCTGCGCAAGCGCCATCGCAGGACGCAACTGCGCTTCCGCCGGAGCGATTAGTTGCCCCTCGGCGTTGCGAAGCCACCCCGCAAGGGGCTCACCTCCCGGAGGCATCGGCCCCACGCCGGCTTGGGTGTTCCCGGCGATGATCGCCGCAAGCGACTTGGGGTCTGCTCCGTGAGCGACAAGGTCCGCCATTTCGTCCAGCACATCGTCTGACGTCACCGAGTCGCCCTTTCCGACAAGGCCATCGAGCCCCTTTCGAATACGGCCCAACTGGGTGACAACTTTCTTCACTGCGTCGTAACGTCCCTGGGCTTCGGAGAGCATCTTTGTCGAAAACGATGGCGGCGACGGAGGCGGCGAAGGCGAAGTGTCTCCACCTCCCGGCGAAGGAACCGACGGAACTCCCGTAGGCGGGACTCCTCCTAGCAACGGCGAAGGTGAGTTTTTTGACATCGGACGAAACTCCTACTTTGGTTTGGTCAGTCAAGCCCCGTGTCGTGTTGGTATTGGTCAGGAATCGAGGCACCACCATCTCCGCCGCCAGCCCCGAGAATTCCATACAGCAACGCCGAGGATGCGCCAGTGAGCCCGGCTGCTTGTGCGGCCGCGCCAGCCGTCGTAAGCGATCCGTACTGTCCCGCTCCCGTCATCAGCGTGTTTGCGCTCTGTCCTGACGCGGCCGAACCAGCACTAGTCACTGCCGCTCCGGCGGACTCTCCGATGTTTACCTGACCTGCAAGCATATTGTAGATTTGTTGGTTCTGCGTAAGATAGTTCTGAAACTGCTGCTGGTACGTCGTTGAGGCGAGACCTGTGACATAATTGGCGAGGGATTTACCAAGCGGCCCCGAAGGGCCAACTCCGGGGGTCTGGCCACTTCCGACTCCTGCAACTGCGGAGCCCATTCCTTGGGCGGACGACCCGGCTTGCGTCGCGAGTTCGCCCTGCTGAAGCGCAAACTGATACCCAGGGGTCTGCGCTAGTGCCGTCATCTGTGCGCCGGGCGTACTCGCAAACGGGGCCGTCAACGCCGACGTCAGAGGGTTTCCGCCGGCGTTCGTCCCCGTGAGCGACTGGAGTTGCGTCAGCGCAGACGTGCCGGCGTTGATGAACGGACTCATCATCGCTTTGTTTTGGCCGTAGATTCGTTCGATGAGAGAGTTGGAATTGTTCGCCTCAGTGAGCGACGTTTGGGCAGCGCTTCGCGCAGCAGAGGCCTGCTCAGACCCCGCATAAGCCGACACACCTGCGCCAAGGACCCCAGCGCCAATCACCGCAGCAGGCATAGAAATACTCGGCATGGTTAGTCCTTCCGTGAAACTTTAAGGCGATAATGCACTGCGACTTTAGTTGCTCCCATCGCCTCGAACACCTTACCCAACCGTACACCTCGACCTACTGGTGGATGATGCAAATCAACCTCAACAGGCTCAATTATGTTACGTTGAATAAGCTGTAATGACTTTCGCAACAACCTCATCCCAAGGGAGTACTTTGCGAACCTTTGCGACGCATAAAAAGGACCTTGACGATAGAGTGTTCGGCCCTTGCTCTCTAGATCTACATCAACCACCCATACCAAATATGCCCCAATCGCACCGTTCACCCGAGCGGTCATCGGAACGAGACGGTTTTGTTGTGCCAATGCCCCCAGAACATCCGTATCCGGCATATGTGGTTTCCACAACTTCAACGCAGTTGCATATTCGTCGAACTCCTCTTGTGCAAGATCAATCGCATCAGGCCAGAACTCATCCCAAGGTTCAATGCGAAAGTCAATTTGCGGCACGTTGGAGTTCCTCTTTCAACAAAGTCATCGCAACCGCACGAGCCTTGAGTTGCATTATACGTGCTTGCATATCTACTTGGATGTTTATCTGTGCAAGTAACTCGTCGTGCTCTAGCGAAAACGGAATCCCTGGCAACAAATATTCCCAAATCCACTTCCTACACCCCCGCTGCCGAAGGTCCACGAAGTCCACTCTCTCTGCGAAGCCTTCAGCCTCGATCTCATCTAACATCACTTCACGCTTCGCAAGTTCCTCATCCGCCTCGATTCCAAACCTCGCGAGGCTTTGTGTAACTTCTTCGAGGGGCCTCCGAACTGTTAGGAACCTTCCACCTGGTATCGCCTTCACAATCTGTCGCCAGCCTTCGATCGCCCCGGTTTCCACCGTTCCACACATACCATGAACGAAGCTTTGTTCGAAGTCCTTCACATGATTGCATTCGATCACAATGTCATGACCTACCGGATGTTCGGGCGCATGAAGCCAATGAGCAAGCCACGCTGTGCGGCTGCGTGGAAGAGCAAACACAACAAAAGGCCTTGCCTCGTTAGGTGAGAGTGACAGACCCAACAGGGGCTCCTGTGTTTACATCGTAGAACGTCACCACCGCCGGCCCCGACGAAGTTTGGAGCCCGTAAACCATCGTCTGGGGCGTCGAATACTGCCCGCCCAACTTCCGCCACAACTGCTGAAACAAATAAAACCACGGCTGCGCGAAAGTATACGAAGTGTTAGGATTCTCCGCATCAGTGACGACGCCTTGGTTGAGCGGAACCCCAGCCTGCTGCGCAAACTTTACCATCCCAAGTCCTCACACCTTCGCCACTGTCGCATCGAGCCAAGCGCCATTCAGCGCGGCTGCCCCAGCGAAGCTCCAACTCAGTTCGAAGACCGGCCACCGAGCGAGGCCGAGATTCTGCCACTGCGGCAGAATACGGTACGACGCCTCGATCGCGTCACCCCGATCGGACACCTGCGCGGTTGACTGGAGGATGTTTTGACCGAACGTCCGTCCCCGGTCGACGCTCAGTCGAAGCGCCAGTTGCGGCGGAGCGTTATTCGGTCCCAACACCCCGTCGCCACACTGAAAGTCCGCCAGGAACTTATTCAACACTATGCCCTTACCATCGGTGAGAGCCGCTCTACCGCCATCACCGATTGCAAAGACCTGTGGGAATGTTCGAATGCGCGGGATTGGCCTCGCAACGATGCCACCCCCGTCGCCGAGGTCTACATCCGCCGCGAAGTAATCCGGGGTGACATTGTAGAGCGTTCCGTTCTGCCAATCCTGGCCCATGTTAATGTTGTTCACCCACGCCATTGCAACAATGCGGGACCTGTTTAGGTTTCCTTGTGGGTCCAGAAACGCTTCTTGGTGCCATCCATCCGTCGGCGATCCAAGGGTCACATCAAGCACCCAAGTTTGGTTTCCCGCCGGAAACGTAAGGCCATAAAACATATGCCCATCACGCATGAACACAAACCCCACCGCATCGGAAATCTGGGTCATCTGTTGGATGGCATACGAAAGCGCATAGTTTGACACAATTTGGGTCTGGTAGCCCGATTGCCGCAACACCAACCCCGCGCCGAGTTCGCTCTGCCCAAGCCAGAACACCCCTTTGTCGATAAAAACGATGCTGTACGGTGCAATACAACCGAACTCGATATAGGCGCCTGGCAAAATCGCGAACGGAAAGAGCGGATTTCCGGCGTTGTAGTGGATTTCACCACGGGTGTTCCCTAGCAGGACAATCTCTCGTTGCGATACCACGAACGTATTGATGAAGTCTGGGTAGCCATCCTTCACCCCGACGAGGGTCGAATTGAATGCCAACGCACCCTGCGTCGTGCAGCCGTATTCGTTCGTCAGCGGGTAGTTCCACACCAAATACCCGTCCAGAAAGTCCACCCGAGTCGCCCCCATGAACGTCCCAGAAGGATCAATCGTGCTATCGATTTCCTGGAACCCTGTGTTTGTTTGGATGTTCCACGTATAGCCCTTCGGGGAGTTGTCCACCAAAAGCGCCTGGACTCCGTTGTCCCTCATGGAACACATATAGGAGGAGTTTTCGCTCAACGTCCCGAGAAGTTGCAACCGGTTGTTCGGCAGGATCGCGTAGACATTCACCCCAACGACACAGTAGCCGTTGTTGTTGGAGGCCCGCCAGATTCCCCGACCTGCGGCGGGCACCGGCGGCACAATGAGAGACTTTAGACCCGCCGTCGGATAATGCGTCATTTTGTGAGAATTGCCCCGAGCGGGTTCGGGGAACAAATTGACACAGCGTTCGGAGGACCCCAGCACCGATCGGGTCGCGTAGGACCCCCCGACGAGTTGCAGAAGCATGGCGCGAAGCCTTTGGTCGCTTACGACGCTGCGTACAGCTGCTTCCAGATCCCAATAGTTGTGCTAACAAACGCCAACGTATACCCCGACGCAACCGTGATGGAAGTCACATTCGCGGTCTTTGACACCGTCGCGTTTGCGACGATCTGGTCAAGTGCGGAAGCATTGTTCACATTCGGCGATGCATTCGCATAGATCCTGGCGGTGCTTGCGCCATTGTTGTTGACGACAACACGGGCTCCTGGAATTGCAAATGGCAACTGCGTTGAGTCGTTCGTCGTAACACACGTAGTGATCTCGTTGGTACCATAAGCGAGCACAGGACTTCCGGCCTGTGCTCCCCCAGCGAGCGCGGTAATGCCGTTTTGGGTTCCCAACGTAAAGTTCGCAAGGTTCGTCAGGGCTCCCCGCGACACAAGAGCCTCACCGAATTTGCCATAGAAGTCCGTAAGGTAGTTAAACAACGTGATTGTCATTGGAGGGCTCCTTTACAACGCCACGGGGGTTTCTTCGTACCGGGCGGAACTTTGTTTCGCTTACGTTGGACCGGACTGGTCCGAAAAGATGTTGTACATTCCAGGTCGAGGATACAACCCCGGCGGAATGCTCAGCAGCGGAATTTGGGTATTTCCCCGCCGGATGGTGTCAAGCGCGTCACGGGCCTGCGCCGCCAGGATGTCCCCCGGAGTCATCGAGATGCCGTATTTCGGACGAACTTCCATCGCGATGTTCTTCACCAGCGCCCGATAGTACTCAAAGGGGATATTCAGCGTCACCGCAAGGGGGTTTCCTGCAAGCGAAAACGCCTGAGGAAGCTGTTCCCGCACAGTGATCCCGATAGCATAAATGCCCGATTGCGGCCACGGCCACACGAAGAGGTTCCCATAAGGCCACGCGGGATCATAGTACGCAATGAGAGAAAAGTTCGTCAGTCCCTTCATCCGGATCATATTGTAGTCTTCGAACGCCGGAAGGAGACGTAGCGGATAATCGACCGGACCATTCGGCGTAGTGATGAGCTGCCGAAAGAACGCGCTCTCAAGCCGGTTTGGTCGTGTCGTGAAGCCTTCGGACCCTACGGCAATCTGTGGCGGAGTGCCTGGAAGTCCAGTCGGGCCAATCGTGTAGGGCACGGGGTTTCCTGCGCCGTCGATGCTCTGGCCTGTTGCCTGCACTGTAAGGGTCTTGAGGTGGTACACCAACCACCGCTTACGCTCCCACTGCTGAAGGAGCCATATTCCTCGGGCACTTGCATCAAGGAGGTCTTCGCTAAGTGGGATCATACCGATCCCTAGTGCCCCCGAGTCACGAAGCGCCGCAGTGAGGAGATCACCCCAGGTTGTTGCTACAGGGTTCTGGGTGCTCAAGTGAGGGTCTCCTTCACTAGCGGCGCTTCGGACATAGCGGGATCAGACCAGCCCAGCTTTCGCAACGTTCGAGTCGGCTTTCGACGGCGGCACGAATAGCCTGTCGCCCCCTTCGAGTTCCGTCTGTATTCGCTTCGCTTCCTCGAGCATCTCCGTAAGGCGCTTGTTCTGCTCTTCGAGGTCCGAAATGCGGGAGCCCGCAGAGACTGCCGGAACTGGCATCGGGCGGAGGCCCTGCTCCTTCCGCCAGGTTTCGTTTGCCGCCTTGATGGCCATCGCGGGGTGTTTGTGCCAGCCTTCCGCTAAGGCTTCGCCCAACTCCGCATCGTTCGTCACCTCGCGAGAGATGATTTCCCACTGTTCGCCGAAGGTCTCGACGGTGCCGTATGAGGTTCGCTCTTTGGTCCCCGGAACGCTGATACGTTCCTCGCCGCGAGGATGATACAGCATCATAGGGAACTTCACCGGCCCGACATAGAGCGATCGTCCTTCGTTGTCCCGCGAATTGGGATTCGCTGGGTTCTTGTTGAAGTACCCTGACGCTTCCATGGCGTCGTAGACCGTGAAGCGGTCGCCGTTCTTCAGGGTCATCGGGGCTCTCCCGTGGTAGGATCGAAGGGAACATTCGGAGCGGCGCCGTAGCCCGGACTACGCACAGCACCAACAGGAGCGGATGATTGCGGAATCGAGGAAGGCAAGAACGACCTTGGCGCAGGCGGGGGCATCGGAGGCTGCGGAGCCGATGAAATCCCCGGAACTGGCGTTCCGACGGACCCGAAAGCCTCCTGCGGATACACCCCACGGCTAGAAACGCCACCCGGAGCTTCGCTTGCGGGACCATTAGGCCCAAAGCCAGTTTCGGGCGAAGTGAAGCCCTTGTCATCGACGAAGGTGTTTGTGTCGAGGGTGGGAACTTCGGGCGCCGAGGCGTTGGAGGCTTCGGGGGAGACATACCCCGGAGGAACGTTGTCCGAAGTATTGGGGTTATCCGTGCCGAAGGGAGCAACGTAACCATCCGCTGGGGCTTCGCCAGGAACATCGACCGGAACGTCAAATCCCGCCGGGCTCACTCCGCCCGAGTTGAGCGGCGTCGGAGGCTCGCCAATCGCATGAAGCGGCCGCAACGAACTGGGGGCGCCTCGAAGCATTTGTGCTTGTTCCGCCGTGACAATTTCGAAGTTGATGCCTTGGCGTGCGAGGTGCCCGAGCCATTCCTCGATCGGCCCCAGCGCTGCCAGGATCTGACCTTCTTTGTGCGAATGTGCGCCGAATGTGAGGGCCGCCCATTCACGTAGTTCGGAAATTCTCATTTGGACTTCTCCTTTTTCGAAGGGGACTTCGCATCGCCCTTTTTGAGGTCAGCAGGTTTGATCATCTTCCGAATGAGGGCTTTGTCTTCACGCTCATCGGAGTGGGAGGGTTTCTTCATTTGGAGGCTCCTGGGTTAGGGGGGGAAAGGATGTCCCTTTCCCCTTGAGATTGCTTAAACGACGTCTGCGACCACAACGGCCCATTCCGGACGAATCCAGAGGTAGCCGTAAAGGACGTCAAGCCTCGTCGGCATCTGGTCGGTGTTGATGATGTACTGAGTGAGCATCCTCATGGAGATGCCGTCGAACTCGGCCCGACTCGCCTCGTGAACCCCACGAGGGATTTCAAGGTCGGCCACCGCAAGCGTCACCGCCTCCGGCGCGAAGGCGAAGTTCTTCCGATACGACGTGCTCGCCGCGAGGCCGTTTGACGGATTCACCGCAGCACCATTGATCGGACTCACCGTCACGGTCTGAAACTGCACCGCGTTGCCACCAACCGCTGGGATGATAGCGGGGAAGAGCGGAATCGACGTAGCGTTAATCGCTACGTTCGCCGTCGCAACGAACTGGCACAACTCGCCGGTGCTTTGCTTCGTGATCTTGTTGACCTTGTACACCCCGGCGACAGTGAAGATGTCGCCGATGTTGATCGACCCTGCAAGGGCATTCACTGCAAGGTTGAGCCCAGTCTGGCCGGACCCGAGGACGGTCGCCGAGCCCTGTGCAAGCGAGCCCGTTGTATGGATGATAGCAGTTTGGTCCCTCATCCAGATGAACGAGAGCGCATCATACATCCGCCCAGTGATGTACTGATTGGACAACTCAGTCTGCGGATTCAGAAGCCCGGTCAGCGATGCCACAACACGAGCTTCCGTGCGGGGACCGTTTACGATCTTCCAATTCGCCGTCGGCGCCGAATTGATGCTGAGCGAAGCTCCGGCATTCAGATACGTCGAGGCATTCGGCGTCAGGATGTTGTTATTGGCATCCTGGTTTGCTACGAAGTTGCAAATCCCGCCTTCAGACCCCGACATGATGTCAACCGCGACGGACCCAACAAGGTTGTTTACCGCAGGGGCCAGAACACGCCTGGAGTAATCATCCAGTGACATGGTCCGATCGACTGTAGTAAACGACACTCCGACGTTCTTCTGGGTCGAAACGACGAGGGTAGTGGACTGTTCGGCAGTGTCCTGGACCGAAAGGGTCGGACCCGTCGTGACGGTATAGTCATTCGGTAGCCGGATGCGAAGCGCAGTGCCAATCTTAGCGCCGCCAATGGCGAAGGAATCGTCATACTGCATGTCGACGTTCTGAATGAACGCGTTAGAGTTCTTCCAGAGGCGCACCGCCTCGCGGGTGATCATGTTGATGGTGAGTAGGGAATTGGCCACGGCCAAAGTCCTTTCGGGATTGAGCGTAATCGCTCGTCAGGGTGGCGAACCCCGGTTCGGCCGTGGCAAGGAACTTCGGGTTCCTAGGTCCGAGAGAGTTTAAGGGCCTCTCCGTGCCCGCAGAGTCAGACGGGACTCAGAACCGACGGAAAGCAGGTGGATTATATGTATTTGGGAGACGTATTTGAAGCACATTACCGACTGCGGCATTCAGAAAAAATGGGTCATCGTACTGCATGTCGACGTTCTGCATGAACGCGTTGGAGTTCTTCCAGAGCCTAATGGCCTCACGGGTGATCATGTTGACAGTTTGCAAACCATTTCGTCCACTCGAAGCAACCGGAACAATCGCTTGCAGAACCTCTTCATTTGGCATGACGCTAATCGGCATCAGCGAACTCATCCGAACGATCGCAGGGGCCGCAACAAGGGCCAGAAGACCCCCCAAGAAGCCCCTACGCGACGGACGAATGATTTCGCTCGGCTCGATCACGGAATAATCCTCCGGCCAGCACGCTTGTTCACCTCCGCGACGTGCTGTGCCCGACGCTCCATCCAAACCCGCATGTCAATGGAGTCGCTCCGTTCCGGATCCTCCGCCGCGATGGCGACATGGGTCCGACCGACGCCAGTGATGGGGGTCAAGGGCTTCGGAGCCCCGGAAACCCCCTCCACGTCACGGAACGCGAGTTTGCCCAACTCAACCCCCATCTTCGTCGGCGTAAGCGACATGATCCGGGCAGCTTCGTTGGGGTCCTCGCCCAACGCGGCAATGAGCTTCGGGGCAGCGCCGGTGTCGAGCACCGCCTGCAACATACTGAGGTACTTCGACGCCGCTTCGGGATCGTTCTGATCATGAAGGACCCGCAACGCGGCGACGGCTCCATCAAACTTCTCGGCGCCGAACTCCTTCTGGCCCTCTGCGATGGCGCTATTCAGCGACGTCGTAAAGGTATTCCACGCAGCGATTTGGGTGGCCTTTTCCTCTGCCAGCTTCGTGGCCTTCTCGTCGATCTGCGCCTGCACCGCGACCGCATCGGCGGATTGGCCCGACTTCAGTTTCGCGACCTCCCGCTCAAGGTCCGCCTTCTGCGCAGTGAGTTTGTTGATGCGTTCTTGGGTCCGTTCGGCGGCATAGTCACGCTTCGGCGGAACGACCGCTGCGATTTTTGCGGCCTCGGCAGCTTTTGCTGCGGCTTCTTGCGCTGCGACCTCCTCGGGCGTCGGCCCGTCCGGCTGGCTCGTCGCGGTCGTCACGGGCTCCGGAGCAGGTAGCAAAAACGACGCCGGGGGTATTTCTTCGGAGGGGTTTGCACCGCCTTGCGGGGCCACTACAGCGGCAGGATTCGGTGTAGCCATTATGGTGCGTCCTTGGGTTGAGTTAGTGCCGGTGTGCGCCCACGCCCACGCATGAGGGTACCATCCAATAGCAATGCCTCATACAGTGCGTCCTTAGTTGCGTCGTCAAGCGGCCCTTGCAGGCGCGCAGCCATCATGGCCCGCGCAGCCGGCACAAACCAGAACATAAAAGTACGCATGAAAGCCAGTTCGAGGTGGCGTCGGCTAAAGCCGGGGTGTGATGTTCGCCATGCCTCCCAAATTCCATTTTCCGCCATCAGGGCCTCATACGCGGCGAGGCAGAGTTCCTTCGCCTGGTTCGCCACCGCCTCGTGCGCATGGAGCTTCCGCCCGGCGCCCTTCGAAATAAGCCCACTCATCACGAAACCCCTTTCGTCACATCAACCTTCTCGTCCAAGCCCTTCGGCACGAACTTCCAAGGATCGTACTCCACCTGAGCGATATTGTGTTGTGGAAACATCCCCTGCAACAAGCGAAGCTTCATGTCGTCGCGGAACACCTCGGCAGGGTTTGCCGAAGCATCAGGAGCCGAGGACGCCGAAGGCATTGTCTCGCTCGGTGTAACTCCGTTCCCTTGCGCTGCTTGCGGTGCGTGATCTCCGGCCACGTTCGCCCCTGCGATCTGGAAGTGCCCAGGATCGCCGAAGTTTGCCCCTGGATAGAGTCCGAACTTCGGAGCATTCGCCACGAGCCAACTTTGGTTCTTCGGATCGCTGGCGTACATATCAACCGCGTTACCGTGGTTGTGATAGGACATTCCCGGAGGCGCTGCAATCCCTCCGGTGCCAGCTTTGTACTTTGCGTACAGTCCTGCTTGTTGTTCGTTTGACCGATACCCTGATAATACAGTCGTATCAATCCCGGCGGCTTTCGCGGCCGCCTGTAACGCAGCAGCACGCTTCGCGAACTCCGGGTTGAGTCCCTCGGTGTTGACATTCGGTGCGACCGAAAGGAACCCTCCCGAAGGTTTTCCCACTCCTGCAACGGGGGTAGGGTTCTTTGCGTAGTTGAGCAACGTATGCGGCGGGTCCGGCGAAGTTGCAGGAGCCACGTTGTTTGATCCTCCAACAATAGGACTCGTCGTCGCAGCTGCACTCGACGCTGGGGTGTTCAGAATCGGCGCCCCAACGAGCTTCGGCGATGTCGCAGCCCGAGGCATCCATCCTTGCGGAATGTTCGAGCCCACTAGGTCCGTTGAGTCGTCATCGGCCATCACGTCATTCCCGGAGTGTTGTGGAGTTGGGCCAGCGGAGCAACCTTAAGGTACTTCCCCTTCCGCGTCGGGTCGGTCAAGTACCACTCGCCATCGGGCGCACGCAAAGCCCCCGGAATCGGTGGGGGCTCCTCTGGCGGAGTCTCACTCGCCACCGAGTCGCCCTTCGTCTGGACTTTGATCTCATCCATGATCCCGCCAATGGAAGTCTGGAGGGAATCCTGAACAGCTTGAGCGATCAACGCTTGAAGTCCCGCAGGGTCCGTCGGGAGGAGCTTGCTGAGCGCTGCAATTCGCTTCGTCTCGGCGTCATACACCTCAACTTCGCGGAGTTCGTCCTTGTTGTTCAGTTTAATACGGTCCCTCGCGTGGAGGTCCATCTCTTTCACGAGTGCCCCCTGGATCGCTTGGAGTTGCTGCTGGAGGAGTTGCTCCTGCTGAGTCGGGCCTTTCCCAAGTGCAACGGGAGGAACCATCCTACGGAGCCTCAGCGACGCTTCCGCAGCGCCCTCAAACTGCATGTTCTTCAGGAGTACATCACCCAGAATTGGGATCAAGCCGGGGGCTTGCGTCAGGATGAGGGTCATATTCTCAACAGTCTCCTCGCGCCTCGTGTCGAACGACGGACCTACACTTGCGGCGACTTCATACTTCCCAACGAGGGGATTCATCACCCTCTTAATCACCTGGCCCTGGAAGTCCTGCTCCTGAGCAAAGCCCGCCCGCAACGAGGGGTCCAACACGAGGTCATACTCCAGTCCGTCCGACGCGACGATGCGTTTGATTCGCTTCGTGTCATACAACTTGGGATACAAATCGAGTAGTTGCTTCCCCAGCGCAATGAGCATCCCCTCGTAGTTGTCCTGGAAATGAAAGTTTGCTGTGGCGGACTGCGACCGCCGAGCATTAATCGCCGCTCCGGTGCGTTCATTTCCCGGCTCTCCGAGTTGGTTTTCGTACTGCCCCGAGACCATCATAATCTGCTGGCGCGAATTCTCCATCGCCTGTTGAAACCCCGGCGATGCTTGTGGCGGATCAATCCGCTGAGGAGGCGGAATCGGCACCTCGGGGTTGCCTTCGGGGTCCACGTGATTGTACGGAAGCACTGCTGGATTGTCAATGTTTGACATCCGCCAAATCGCTTCGTGCTCTTCGATGGCCTTTGCCGGAGCGAGCCACGGGGCTTTCGTCTGAAGCGCCAGACCCTCAATCTGGGCGGACGAGAAGTAATTGAACATCCTCTGCGCGTCCAACATATACCGAGTATGGCCCTTCCGGTCAAGGCGACCTTCGATCACAGTCTCCTCGCCAAGACACCGAATAATAGGGATGTACTTTCCGAGCCATACTGTCTGCTCGATTACTTCCGACCCAACAATCAAGTACCATTCAACCTCGTCCGATGTGACTTCGCGGAGCCTGGTGGTTTCCTTATCGAGGATTCCATCCCGAGCTTCTTTCTTCCGAATGAGACGTTCGAACCGATCCCGAGGAAAGTTAAACCTCTGGCCTTCATGAAGGAACGATACTAACTCGGATCGCTTCGGAACCTTGCGAAAGTACTCACAGACCCGAATGTGGCTTTCGCCCCTGCGATCGCCCGGTGATCCCCCGAGTCCCAGCGGCTCGGTGCCCTTTACCCGCGCCACGAGGTCCGGATATGCATCACGAAAATCCTGCCGCGGGACGTCATCGAAGATGAACCCAAACTTCCCGTCGAGCGCATTCCCGCCGACATGGATGTCGGGGTCTAGGAACACCTGCATCGGGTCGTCAATGGGGTCCAAGTAGACTTCCTGGTTGAACGAATCGTCCGCTTCGTACCGAGTGACAAGCCGGGCATACCCCACTCCGCCGTCAACCGCCCACGACCGTGCCACCGGAAGCGCCAAATGCTGAGCATCTGAGATTTGTTGGGTGTGTCGAAAAAGGTCCTGCATCACATCCGCAGAGTCCTGCGTTGCGCCATTGCCCATGCCGAGAAACTTTACTTCGGACTTGTTTTTCCGCATCTCATTGGAAATCATTTTGTTGTGCGCGCGGATTAAATTGAGCGTCAAACAGGGCCTTGCAGTGTTTTCACGGGCGTTTCGGATTTCGCTGGGCCACTGGAATCCGTTCTCGGAGTCGCCATAAGCGAACTTAATGTCCCGCAGGAACCTCTGCCGCCACTCACCTTCCCACTCGTTACAGCGGTCAAAGCGCTTGCGAGCTTCCTGCACGACAGGATCGTCAGACAGCACGCTCGGGTCCATCGCGTCTTCGTCAGGAGCCACATCGCCTCGGCGACGGGGGCGTCCACTCATCTCATCCATCCCAAGCCCCCTTCGACTCGCCCAATCGCAGCAGAGGTCGCTTTAGCTAGTCTCCCTGCAAGGGAGTCTCCCTGCGGTGGTCTCGCCTGTCCCACTCGCTTCACTTTCGTGCTCACAGCGAAATACTTAAATGCATCTGCACCATCGGAGTTCATCAGCACGGTGAGTTGCCCACGGTTGTCGGTCTTGAAGCAGTAGTGTCGGAGGACATTGAGCCCGTCCTCACAGCCGCTTTCGTCGAAGTAGCAATTCGGAAACACCACCCGTGCCGCGTTGATTCCGTCGTTGTCGTTTGTCGCCGGGACAATCTGCACATTGTAGCCCGAAGTCCGAACTTGCTCTTCAATGCTCTGCTTGTAACCGAGGCGTTTGTGCTTCGCGTCGTGCGGGAGGAACATGCTTCCATAGAAGTACCCCCGACCCTGACAATACTTCAGATAGTGCGACAACTCCTCCCGATTCGCCTCGTAGTAGTGCAGAATCCGCCATTGCATCGCTACGCGTTGGACGAACCACAACGAAGTGTTGTTCGTCTTGCCGAGGTCCCAGAACACATCCACCGGAACGTCGGGCTCATAAGGAACGCCACAAATCCGACCCTCGAGCTGCGCCGCACGGAGTTCCTTCGCATACACCGCACCTTCGAGGTTCTGAATGGTCGCACCCTCATACACATGAAGGTACGAATCGTAATCCTCTTCTTTGAGTTTCTCCCGCTCCCGCTGAAGTACCGATCCAAACCACGGGTTGTCACGCCAACTGACCTTGATCGAAAGGATGTCTGTTGACTCCATCACGGGGCACGTAATCGGTGCTAGTGTAAAATCCGATCCAAAGAGATGTTTTAGTGTTACTTCGCTTCCAAATCTTCGTACAGGATCTTCAACCTTTACTAACCGCGAGTCTTTCACGAAATGCTTATACGTATAGTCTGTCTCTAGTTCTGGATTGAAGCTCAACCAAATCTCACTATCATTAGCTCTAATAGTTGGAATAAGAACTCCCCAGGAGTGCCGAGAGATGTTGGCTGCTTCTTCAGGCCAACAAATATCTACACCCTCATACGATCTAATGCTGGAGACATTATTCTTAATTCCTTCAAACGAAAACGTGGTGCCGTTGGCGCCGTAAATCTTTGCCTTCTCGATCTTGTAGAACCCACTGAGTCCGAGGGCAAGGATTTGCTGCTCTAGGAGCTTGTGTACCGAGTCATCGATGGATTTCTGTAATTCACGAACACACAAAATGGTAAGTTTTGTCTTTCCCGGAAACAAGATTTGAGGTGACATTCCCAACAGCAACAATGCACGGGCAATACACCAACTTTTTGCCGCTCCGCGGCCACCCCAAAACACCTTGTATCTCTTGGGCACAAAGAGCGGGATAAAGGGAGCCGGGAATGTGATGGGGCCGGACATGGGGGGCTCTGTTGGAGGGGAGGGGTCGCCCCGGCCAGGGGGTTATAGTGACTCCACGGCCGGGGCAACTTACACTATGTCAGGACTTTCGCCCCGCCGCTTACGGAAGCGCCGAGGCCGAGATAATTCCGACCGCCGACGAAGTCCCTAACGAGAGCAACTGATTCGCCGTACCTGCCGCCCCAACCGACGCGGTGCAAGCGATCAACACACCAGTCGCCGAAGGCACCGTCGTCAGCGTCGACGCAGTCGCAAGCCCCGAGCACACACTGACGCTTGTCTCGCCCACTTGCGCGAACGCAGTGAACCCCGTGGTATACTGCATCGCCGGCGCAATCCTCATCGGCACCGGGAACTGCAAGTAGCAATTTGCCACCGTCGTCGCGGTGTTCTCGCATGACGCCACAGGCGCCACGAGCGTCTGCGACTCAAAGTTGTAGTACCAGTACGACAGGTCAATGAGGGACTCGACCGACGCCGGACGACGCTCAAACGCGGTGGGAGTAACCACCCCGCTCGGCAACGTCGGAGTCACTGCCGAAGGCTTCGCTTCAAGCTGCAACCCTTGGAGTTCGATCCAGTCCGTCGTGATCGCAGTCGCGACAGTCGGGGTAAAGCACACCTGCACCGACACATCCGTCACCGCGGTCGTAGTTCCCGGGATGACAGTCGGAATCGGAGCCGCCACGGCATAACGGGTCCAAGTGGTCGATCCGGGGATCGTCACAAACCCACTCGACCCAAGCGTACCCGAAGTTCCCGCCACCAACACCGGCACCGCCGCAGTTTGGTTCGTCGGACCGGACGTCCCAAACGTAGTGGCGTTCGTTCCGATCGCGAACTTGGACCCCTGCGACCCGGCGTATCCCAACGTCGCTTGGGTTCCGACCGCAGCCGCCGCGGAGGAGTACGAAATCTCCACCGTAAAAGCCCCGCCAGTCGCGGACATCCCGGCTCCGTTTAGTTCGTAGAACGAGAACACCGCATTGGACCCAATCAGCGGAGCGCTCTGGTTGATGTCAAGCGTCTGCCCAACACACTCCAAAGCTCCCGTCGCAGCCGAAGTTCTCGCCAATCGCAACGCATGGGTTGACCCCAACGCCGGCAACACTTCGGTCGACCCTGACGCAATCGTCACAGTGTTGCTGGAGGTTCCTTTGCCGTAGAGCCACCAACCATCCGCCGACATCACCGCCGCGGTGGCAGTGATACCGGCGAGTGACGCAATGCCTTTCGTAGTGCTGAGCCGCTGCGCCAAGTTCGTATCAAAGTCTCCGCCGACGAGCCGATTCACCCCAAACGGAAGCCCCAACACTGACGTTGGCACGAGTTCCGTCTGGGGAAACTGCCCCGACGCCAAGCCCGTATCGACCGCGGTGGTCTCCGAGCCCGTCAGCGCAGGCGCTCCAGCCGGAACGTACCCCTGACACGACCCATTCACCGTGTTGTAGCAATACTGCGGGCCACCGACGAGTGGCACATTAGGATACCACCCCGCAGCAACAGCGACCGCCGCTGCTCCGATGCTCGTCGCGGCGATCAGCCCCGCGAGGATCTTTCTCTTCGCTCTCATTTCACTCTCCTCGGGGGCACTTCACGCTCCCCAGCTTCGGGGGACCATTCCCCCAAATCACGTCACACAACTTGCTCAATATGAGAGTTGTGCGATTAGTTGATGCGCCTGAACGTTAGTTGTAAACCGTCCTGCAATCGAGCCACCACCACTCGACCACTCAAGCGCTTGGTAGTATGTTTGTCCGACCGCAGGAACACCCCCATAAGTTCCTGTAGCACTTCCCCCAACAATGCCCCCACCGTAAGCCTGTGCGACACCGCCGGCGCTACTCGCCACAGCGGTAGAATTCACCCCGACTTCGAAGTCGTAATTCTGTGCGCCACCACCGCTAACGAAGTCGGTAAACGTCACCGAAACACTATCCTCGGACTGCCCCGCCACGACCGTAATGCGGTTTTTGTTGCTGGCATCCGATGCAGCGAAGGTGCTAGTTCCCGTTGCTGTCCAACTTGCCTTGCTATCCCGCGCTGCCGCACTCAACGGCACGCGGTTGTATTCGTTCCACAACCCCACCCACGATGCGTTGCTTGGGCCGCCGGAAGCTGCCGCAGGGGTCGGATCAAACGTCACCGTTGGAGCAGAAGTCCATGTGACATTTAGTGTCAGGCTTGATCCCGAAGTAGACGTAGTGGCAATCGGGTTCGCCGGAGTGACGGGGCACAATCCTCCTGTTCGCAGTGCCGCCGACGTTACGACGCCCCCACCGCTTGCAGTCACCGTGAAGGTGGGTTCTACCGTGCAAACACCATCTGCAAGTGTTGCCACGTCTCCTGTGGTGTAGCTAGCTCCGCCAGCCGAAACCGTCGCGCTTATCGCCTTATACGGATCAGTTTCGATGGTCCCCAAATACGTACCGAAACCGGCTTTTGGTCCATTTACAACATCAACCGAGTTCGTCAGAATCCCACTGACCTTCACAAGCACGTCCCCTGCCGCCGGCGTCGTCACATTCGTCCACGCAACATCCCGTGTCAACGTACAAGTTCCAGCGTTGTTCCACGCAACCACATCATACACCGATGATGCCACAGCCGCGGCAGGTCCGGCGTTTCCAGCTACCGAATTCGCCAACACATTCGACATAACCGGACAAGGTGTTAGCACAAACGCGGAACCATTCCACAACGGCACTCCGTTTCCGCCATAGGGCTGAGCATAGACAGTTCCGACTCCCGTAGCCGATCCCACCGAAACCGCACTAGATGCCGAGGTTGAAAGCCGAAACTGTGGCGGCGATGCAAAAGTTTGTGCAGCAACAGGCATATACTGAATGATCTGCCATGCACCTGATCCAAGATAAACCACCCAAGCACTATCCCCCGCAGCAGTTGTGATGTCAACCCCGTTTGGGGTCTGCATTGTCGCGCTTTCGGTGATCGTCAACGCTCCCGCAAACTGCACCAAGTAGAGTGGCCACTGGACACTGGCGGTTGCGCCGAACGACGTAATTGTGGTTGTTCCACTTACAAACGCGTTGTGGTATGCCAGGGTTCCGAGGTCCGTTGTTGCAGCCGACGCAATCACGACTTGCTGCCCGATTCCCGGTGTCGGAAGTTGGGACCCCAAAATAAACGCATTCAACGACGCAGAATACGTCGCGAACTCAAGATTTCCAATGACAATCTCCGAGCCTACAAGAAGCGTCGGACCCGTCGCAGAGTTCTTCTCCAACAACACACTTCCAAACCCCGAGGCATTAATTGTCGTCGAGGCGGTGTTGGTTGCGTTTGCAATGAACCCAACAGTCTGGCCATCCGTCGCTACGAACCCCGCTGGGGTCGAGAGGGTAATTGCGTTCGCGGTGCCGGTGGCAGTGCCGTACCAGATAACGCCTCCAGAACCCCCACTACTCGAAGCCGGACTCGCATAAGTGAGCTGATCCCACACTACGTTTCCGTTAAGATCCTGAACAACCTGTCGGTATTCTCCGTTGCCCCAAATGATCGCACGGCCGTTTGCGTCCAGCGAAATTGGGTTGGTGTTCGGAGTATGCCCAAGGGGGTCCTGGTATGTTGGCTTCGGTGTCGTAGTGAACGGTACGTACATATACACATGACCACCGACGTAAGGAGCCCCGTTGCCATCACTGAACTGGGTCATGCCGTTCGGCAGGATCGCTTCGGTCTGGGCAACTGCGTCAACAGCGTAACAGATAAGTCCCAACGTCGCTAGGAACTTTGTGAATGCAGTTTTCACGATGAATGCCCCATGAACGTCTTTGCCACGTATGTCACAACCGCTCCACCGGCTGCTGCAAAGCCCGAATACCATGCAATTCGGTTCTCGAGCCTTGCAACTCGGGGTTCGAGTTTATCATGCACAAATGAGCCAACTTCGTTTCCGGAACTCTGCTCTAGCTTCCGCAATCGCCCATCCAACTCGGTATGCTGGTTTGCGTTCCGGGTGTCCTGGATGCCGAGTTGGTCCACAAGCTGCCTCGTTCGTCCGTCAATCTGGCCAACCAAAAAGTGAATGTCATCCAGAGTTGTCATCGCACGATCCTTTTAGGCCCTTGAACTAGGCAACATTAATGCGCTGTTCTGTAGAGTATCGTCGCAGCCGCCACCAAAAACATCGCAACCGAAAATACGATGTACCAAAGCTTGTCGCTGCCCTTTTCTGCCCCACGCATCAGGATCACGTCAGCCTCGACCGCAGTGAGCCTCGTTGTGGTAGATTCGTGTTTCCCCTCGAACTCCGCCCGCGGCAAGAACATAGTGGCCTGATCCGCCGCCATGCCCCGCATTTCATTGAGGCCAGTCTTAGCGACATCGAGAGCTTTATCGCCCGCGTCGGCCCGTTGAACGACGAGTTCTTTGAGCGCTCCAATTTGGTCTGAGACGCGGGCAAACCGCTCGTCGAGAAACTTCTCAAAATGGCTGTTATCAGGTTCAGGCATGGCCATCAATTGCAGTTCCTAGGATCGAACATCGGACACGCCGCGAGATGAATGAGGCCGCACCCCGCCGCCGAAGCGGCGAGGACCACGAGGATGACGAGTGCAACGACGCGCATGTCAAGCGACCGGCGGTGCGAGCGGATCGGTCAAGCCTTCGTCCTTGCCGGCCTGGACGAGGGCTGCGTCCAGCGTGGTGCTCATCGTTTCGAGCGCTGTCATCTGATCCGCAGTCAGCGGGCCACTGGACTGCACCGCCGCGATCATGTCCTTCACCGAGGCGATGAGGTTCGGGAACACGGCGATGACGTCGGGGATGATCTTATCGAGCAGGGAGATGATCTTCGCTGCCGCCGAGGTCGAGCCGCCCGTGACGTCCGGCAACAGGTTGACGACGAGATCGAGGATGGCCTGGATGATCAGGCCGGCTGTGGTGAGCATGTTGGGGTTCCTTCTGTGATGGTGCTCAGGAAGCGGGGTTGAGGCCGGCGCTGACGAGGTCCGCCTTGAGCGTCTGGTAGACCGTCATGAGCGTGTTGTAGTTGGCGACGGGGATCGAGCCCCCGTTGTTGGTGCGCAGCAGCTTGAGCACGGCGTCGCGGTCTTGGCCGTAGATGCGGAGGTCGGAGAACACTTTCTGCTCGGTTGCGCGGTTGCACGCCTGCGCCGTTCCTTTCAGCGAGTGGCAGGACGTGATGTAGCCCGTGCCGAGCCCTTCGGCCGTGTTGTAGGAGTCGACCAGCACCTGAGCGACCTGAGGTGTAACAGTCGCGCCGGTGATCGTGGTAGCGACGCCGCTGCAACTTGCCGCGGTCAGTAGCGGGAGAGCGAAGGCGATGACAAGGGCCGATGCGAGTTTGAGCTTCATTTCAGTCTCCAATCTTGGTGTTGAGGTTTCCAACTGGCGTGATTGGCGCATTGACCTGGGGGGCGCTCGCGGTGTCGGCGACAACCTTGACGCCGTTGGTCTTGTCTGCGTTGACCGCGGAGATCATTACAGTTTGCGAAACCTGATGTCTCTTGTACCAGCCAATAGCGGCTGACACACCGAGCCCGGCGACGAGAACAAGATCGTTGGCTAGTACCGATTGGTCGGCGGCGGGGATAACGCCCTTGGAGGCTGCCCAGCCGACAGCCGACATCGCCAGACTCAGAGCGATCGTGGTCA